ACGAAGGTCGCAATAGAAATTCTTTTGTTCAGTCTCTTGGTTTTCCGGAGCAGTTTGTTGAATTCATCCCAGGAAAAAGTTATCCACCGCAGCCATTGCTGCGAGAGTTGTCACCAGACACCCTAATCAGAAATGAAGAGACAGAAAAGCGAATGGGTGTTTTGGGCGATGTCATCAAACTTTTGTCTGTTGGTGGTGTTGCACCATTGTTGACTTCCGGAGAGGAGGAGGATAAACAATGAACAGGTCGTCTTTCCCGTCACTTATATCCAAAGGAGGATCCAAAATGAAACATGGGATGAAGAAGAAGAAAACTATGAAGAAAAAGAAGAAAGGGTACTAGTGCCCAAGGAAAAGACCGAAGAAGTTGTTGAAGTTTTTGTCACTGGTGTTTCTATGAGTGGTGGCGGTGGAATAGGATTGGAAAGCGATGATCGATCTGATCAGAGAGATCAAGAAGCAGATCCGGCTCCAGAAAACAGCGATAGCTAGCGAGATGGTTGAAGGCCGCATGAGCGACTTTCAATCGTACAGCAAAAACGTCGGGATTGCGGAAGGCTTAGAACAGGCTTGCGCATTGATCGATGAAACGATGAAAAAAATGAATCAGGAGGATGAATAATCATGTCTCATCCGCATGCAAAAGACCTCATCACAGATGAGCAGACCAATGCGACGTTAGGGTCGCACCAGTTCCCCAAGCCACTGGGCTGGAAAGTATTGGTTCAGCCTAATCAAGCCAAGGCTAAAACAAAAGGTGGCATTTTCCTTCCGGAAAGCTCCAAAGACAATGAAGAATACCTCACAGCCCACGGCACAATTCTTGCGATGGGTGAATTGGCGTATCGAGACCGTGACACAGGCCAAGCATGGAAAGGCCAGTGGCCAACAGAGGGAAACTCTGTAACATACGGCAAATACGCAGGTCAAAAATTAACAATCAATGGCGTCAAAATGTTGCTCCTTAATGATGACGAGATCACATCGGTCTTGCCAGAAGGCGTCAGCATTGCAGCGTATGTGGAGTGAGGTAAGCCATGAATGAAAGTGTAGTTCTCGAAGAGCTCGAGAAAGAAATCGCTGAGGCCAAGAAAACTTCTGGCCAAGACGACAACTTTGAAATTGAAGTCACAGATGAGTCTGATTCCCCAGAGGAAAAGCAAGAAGCTGTGAAAGAAGACACCGAAGAAGAATACAGCGGCAAAGTCCAAAAGCGGATCAAAAAGCTAGTGGACCAACGCAGAGAAGCTGAGGTTCAGGCTCGCCAGTACCAAGAAGAAACAGCACAGCTGAAGTCTCGTCTTGAGCGTCTTGAAAAAGGCAATGAGCACCAAGCCCAAGATCAATTCAACACGCGATACAAGCAGACTCGTGCTGCTCTTTCCAAAGCTGTTGAAGAAGGCGACACAGAAGCTCAAGTGTCTTTCAGCGAGCAGTTGGCCGACATGAGAGCAGCCATGCGAGTCGCTGAGATGCAAAGGCAGATGGCCCAGCAACAAGCAGCCTCCCCAACTGTGGGTCGCGCAAAACAGGCCGCTCAGAATCCACCTCCGCAAAAAGCAATGAGTTGGTGGGAGAAAAACAGATGGTTCGACAGCAATGGTTTTGCGCGGGAAACAGCCGCAGCTAGAGCGATTGATGTGCAGTTGGACCTCGAAGGATTTGACAAAGAATCTGACGAATATTACGATCAGTTAGATTTTCGTTTACGAAACGTGTTTCCCGAGCTAAACTCGGGGAAAGTGCAAGGCAAACCACGAGCAAAAAGCAGAGCACCAGTAGCGCCAACTGCAGGCGGTTCAGGAGCACCTCGCACAAATGGCAGGACAAGAATGACTCAAGATCAACTCCGAATGGCCAGAGAGCTGGGCATCACTGACGAAAAAGGGCTGAAGCAATATGCAGCTGAAATTCAAAAACAGGCAAGGAGCTAAGTCATGACAAAGTCCCGCAATGTACGCGCAGCTGAGACTCGCGAAGAAGTCCGTGCAGAAGAGGCTCGTCCTAAGACTGCATGGAAACCACCATCGTTGTTAGATGCACCGAAGCCTCGTCCTGGCATGGTCCAACGATGGGTAACAACCTCGATTCAGGGTAAAGACTCGCCAGACAATGTATACAAACGTATGCGCGAAGGCTGGTCACCACGCTCTGCTGACTCCGTTAAAGATGAGTTGTTCCCGACCATCAACCACGGCCAGTGGGCAGGTTCTATTGGAATTGAAGGAATGTTGCTCTGTGAAATGCCTGTTGAAGACCGAGCCTCTCAAAAGGAATGGTACAACAAAAGGAATTTAGAGCAGAACGAATCAATTGCAGGAGAGCTTGATGCGTTAGGACGCAACAATGGGCAACCGATTTATCAAGATCGGAAGTCTGAAGTTAGTCGTGGCAGATCGGTTTCTGTCATGAATGATTAACCTTTAACGCTAAGGAGCGATAATATGGCAAACGTAGATGCCGCATTTGGGTTCGTCCCAGTTCGCCACATGAGCGGTAATGCACCTCGTGCAAATAAGTATACCATTACGTCTGGTTTGGCTGAGAACATCTTCACTGGTGATCTTTGCATTCTGACTGCAGATGGGGTCATCACACCTCACACTGCAACAGAAACCAACAACATTGGTGTATTTGCTGGGGTGTCTTATACCGCTGCAGATGGCTCGTATGTTTACAGTGAATATTGGCCATCAGGCACAGTTGCTACAGACATTATAGCATATGTGTACGATGATCCATTCACCGTATTCAAAGTTCAGTCCGCTGGAACAACAGCTCAGACTAATATCGGCAACTGTGCTGATGTTGTTGCTGGGGCAGGGTCCACGCTGACTGGTAACTCTGGTTTTGAGATTAGTGGAACGATGGCTGCAGGTATTGCTACTTGCAAAATCATTGCACTTTACGACTCTCCAGACAACGCATTCGGCGCAAATGCTATCATGGAGGTGCTCATTGATGAACACATCCTTGGTACAAATGTAGCTGGTATATAAGGAGGGTCTGAACGATGGCAATGAATAGAGCATCATTTGCAAAAATGCTTGAGCCAGGACTGAACACTCTCTTCGGTCTTGAGTACGACAGATACCCAGAAGAGTATGCTGCGGTATTTGAAAGCAACACCTCGCAGAAGGCATTCGAAGAAGATGTCTTGTTGCAAGGTTTTGGCAACGCTCCCACTAAAAATGAAGGTGCGGCTGTGTCTTATGATGCTGCTTCGCAACAGTGGACTGCACGTTACCAGCACGAAACGATTGCCTTGGCATTCTCGATCACCGAGGAAGCTGAAGAAGATGGCCAATATGGCTCAATCGCTTCTCGCTACACAAAAGCTCTTGCGCGGTCGATGGCTTCGACCAAAGAGATCAAGGCTGCTAACGTCTTGAACAATGCGCAAGCTGCTGGGTTCACTGGTGGCGATGGTCAAACTTTGTTGAGTGCTTCTCACCCAACCCAGAATGGCAATCAGTCTAATGTCCTTGCGACAGCAGCGGATCTTTCAGAGACTTCTTTAGAATCAATCTTGATTCAAATCTCTGATATGAAAGACGACCGTGGTCTTCGGATTGCCGCCCAAGGCACTCAGCTGATAATCCCGACAGCTTATCAGTTTGTTGCGGAGCGTTTGCTGGAGTCAACACTCCGGACAGGCACAGCCGACAATGACCTTAACGCGATTAAGTCCGGTGGCTATTTGCCCAAAGGCTATCACGTTATGCGTCGTTTGACTGATGCTGATGGATTCTTTGTGCAGACTGATGTCCCTGATGGACTGAAGATGTTCCAAAGGTCGCCTATGAAAAAAGGCATGGAAGGTGATTTTGAGACTGGTAATGTCCGCTACAAAGTTCGCGAGCGTTATTCTTTCGGCTTCACTGACTGGCGTGGTGTCTTCGGATCTGAAGGCGCAGCATAAAATTTGGGGAGGGCAAAATGTCCTCCCTTTTCCATCCTGACAGCAACAGCTGACTTAACCCAGACAGGAGAATTACAATGGGTACAACAACATTCTCAGGCCCGATAAAATCAGGCACGATAAAAGAAACCAGCGGCACGACAGTCGGCTCCGACATGAAGAACACAGGTTTTGCTGTTCTTTCGCAAACAGCAGCCATTGACCAAACTGCCACGACCACAACAACAGACATCATAATCCCAGCAAACAGCCAGCTGATATCCATTGATGTCACTGTGACCACAGCTTGGAGTGGTGGGGCAACGACTCTTGGCCTTGGTGGTGTTGGCGCGGCAACCTCTCTGACTGCTGCTGGAGCGATCCAAGGCAATGCCGTCGGGATTGTCGCTGCTAGTCCTGGAACAGATGCAACTCGCACATCCAAGTGGCTCAACACAGGCACAGGCGATCATAGGTTGATCGTGACCACAGCTAACACAGGCAATGGTGTTGGTGCTGTGACGGTTGTTTATGCTCAAAGCAACAACGTCACATAAAATTGTTTGGTGGGTGTAAAGCCCACCAATAATTTACAGGAGGGTCATAGATGGCTAACATTACAAGTGTGAAGACGATTACTGAAAACACCAACGAAGTAGTCATGGCATTCCAATTGCAATATGTTGACACTGCGGATGAAGATGCTGTAAAAAAAGTTGATGTTTCAACTTTGGCAAAGAATGCCAATGGACAGTCTTGCAATTCTGTCAGTCTTTTGGAGTGTTGGTGGGTTATTCAAGGCATCACTGTTATGGTTGAGGCAGACGCAAGCACAGACATCATAATGATGCATATGGCAGCTGATGACATCGGATACCAAGACTTCAGCAAGTTTGGCGGACTGCCATCAACTGTAGAATATGGCAGCACAACTGGCGATGTCATGTTCACGACAACTGGCCTTGGAGCTGTTGGCGACACATACAACATTATCTTGCGGATGAAAAAACACTACGCATAGGAAAAGTGAATGGCGACATCTAACACATATGCTTTCCGACCAGATGTTGAAGAGATAATCGCTGAATCATTTGAGCGGTGCGGAATAGACGACGAAACTCGGACAGGCTACCAAGCCAAAGCAGCTCGCAGAAGCCTTAATTTGCTTTTCAGCGAGTTTGCTAACCGTGGCATAAATTATTGGGCTGTCCAGAATAATACGTTAGCTTTGGTCAAAGATCAAACA